TAAATTAAGATCATCTTTCAACATAAAAAGACGATTACAAACGTGTCGCCCACTTGTATTTATATCATCTCCATTACCTTGATATTTTATATGATTATAATTTACCTTGTAATCAGAACTATCTAATAAATCAGTTAAAAAAGGGCGTCCTTGTCCTAATATTTTTCTGGTTGTATCTGGTATCCATTTTCTTTGAGTGTCAGGAGATCCACCATAAGGGTCAAAGAATTCTATAGTATCATTAATTTTATTGATGCAAATCCAATGACCGCTATTTGGAGAATCAAGATATAACAATATTACAAATGATTTATTATAAGGTAATAACATATCAATATTATTGTATTTTTCTAATTCTGGATAAGTTAAAATTAATGTATCATTACCTAATATTTTTTTAATATCATCGTCCCCTAATGGTATTTTTTCAATTTGTTTTAATTGTTTTTTATTCATTAATAATTATATATTATCTAGTAGAAAAAATATTAATTCAAAATAAATAAAATCTAATTATAATATATAATAATAAATAAATGTCTTGGAATCTTTCTTTAAAATTAAATAATCTTAGTAATTATGTATATTCATTATTTCCAACTAGTAGTGCATTAAGAATAAATAATATAAATACAGTTTCCCCTGGTGATACATTAACTATTACAGGTGGAACAATTGCACTTAATGGCACAACATCAATAGGAACAGGAAATATTACAACTGCTAATATTACTACAGCAAATACAACAACAGCAAATACAACAACTCAATATTTAACTAATTTAGGTTCAACCGTATCTAATGGAGCAACTATAAATTTAACAGTCCCGACAGCATCAACGGCAAATTTAGCATTAGGTATTCTTGATTTTTCTACATATGTATCTATGAAAGCAACTTCTGCAAGTTCAGTTTTAATCGCTTTAACAGTCCCTTCTCTTCCTAATGGTTTTCTTGCTAACGGTCAAAGCATAACAGTTTCCGGAGTTGGTGCCCCTTGGAATGGTGTCTATACAGTTACTTATGGTGGTGGTATTACTACATCCTCAAATACTTATACTTTAAATAATCCTAGTGGAATCATAACAGGAACAACAACAACGACATTAGGGACTATATCTTATTTAAATTCTACATCAAATACAGCACTAGGATCAATATCTTCAAGTGGTTTAACTATTAATAATTTAAATGGTAAATTGGGTATTGTTGGTGGAACATCAAATAGCGGTAATGTTATTTTGTGTAATAATACAACTTCTACATCTGGTAATTTTGATTTATTAACTGATTCAAATCAACATTTAAGATTTGCTGGCGGTTCAAATCTTTTAACCATTGGTGGAGCAACTAATGGAGGTATAGCAATCCCGGGAACCGCGGGTTCTATTGTTTGTGATACATATGCATCAAATGCATCAACAAAAATGACATTAAATACCAAAAATGGAACTATTGAATTACAAAATAATGGAACAAAGATAGGGGATATTCTATATGCAAATGCAAATTATCCATTACAAATATTAGGAACTGGTGGTGTATCAATTGATTCTGGAACAAATACAGATTTAAATATATCAGCAGGAAGAGCATCATCAGGAAGAACAATAAATTTTTTTACCGCTGGTGCAATCAGGGGAGCAATTAAAGATGCAGGCGCAGCTTTTGATACATATGTATCATACTCAGGCGGAAACTTAACCATAACATCATATACTGGATCAGGTAATCCAGGTATAATTTTTAATGCTAATGCATACAATAATAATGCATTATCGGGAAATTATGGATATATAAATGCTGGAGGGTGGTATTTTAATGATGGTAATAGTTCTGGAGCAAGTCAATCGTGTGGAATAAATAATGTTGGTTTTTATGTCCCTAATGCTGGTTATTTTATAAATGGAGCAAGATATAATTCTTTTTTTGGGTCATTATATAACTCAGCAGATATGGTTTTTTATAATAATGCAGGACAAGGCATTGCTTTTAATGTTTTAGGAACAGGAACAGTCTACAGTAATGGCGGAAGATTAACAAATACAAATCCATCAGACAGAACATTAAAAGAAAATATAACACCATTTAAACCACAATTAGAAAATATTTTAAAATTAAAACCCGTATCCTATAATTGGATTGATAGATTAAGAAATGGAGATAAGTTATATAATGGTTTTGTAGCACAAGACGCCCAAGAAATTGATGATATTTCTGAATTGGTTTCAACATTTAAAGATGTTTTTGATAATGAAAAATTAGGGTTTGATGTGGTAGGATTAGTCCCTTTTATTGTTAAAGCAATTCAAGAACAAAATCAAATTGTTAAAGACCAACAGAAACAAATAGATGAATTAAAATTATTAGTTAACCAATTATTGAATAAATAAATTCTAATTTAATATAATATGGAAAATAAAGAAAATATTAATATTCATTATACTAATGACTTTGAAACATTATTAAAAGAAGAAGCAGAAAAAGCAGAATGTATGGCATTATTACATTCTAAAGCATACGAAAAATTTAATAATATTTCTATAAGGTTAAATATCCCTGTTATTGTTATATCGTCCGCAATAGGGTTTTTATCACAAGTTCAAAATATAGTGCCTAATCAGAATGTATATTTAGGAGCAATATCAATTTTAGTAGCAATTTTAAAAACTATTGACAATTTTTTTGATTATACTAAGCGATCAGAATGCCATAGAATGACATCATTAAATTACAATAAAATAAGTAAATTAATACAAATTCAATTGAGTCTAGAAAAAGAAGTAAGAATACAGGCGGGCGATTTATTAAAAGTTATTTCTTCTGATATTCAGAACATAAAAGACGCTGAACCATTAATACCAGACGATATAATTGATAAATTTAAAAATAAATACAAAGATGAACCAACCGCTAAACCATCAATAACAAACGGTTTAACAATTATTAAAATAAATAAACATTCTTATAAAGAAAATTTATTAGAACAAAAAATTTAAATATAATATAATATAATATTATTTCTAATATTATATAATAATGTCAATTTAAAATAAATTATTGATTTATTTTAAATTATTATTATTATATTTATTTTCTAAATAAATATAATAATGTCAATTAATATTAATAATGATGGAAGAAATATAGCAATAATTAAAGATAGTAATAAACACAAAAATATTGTATTTTCAGTTAGTGAAGAAAAAGCAGCAGATAGTAAATTAAAAAAATCATTTGATAGTTTAGAAATAGATGATGGAACATTTCAATTAATACCAGATAAGAAGAGGGATAGAGATACGATTTTTATTGTAGGAAGTGCTGGAAGTGGGAAATCGTATTTCGTAGGAATGTATCTAAACGAATATAAGAGAATCCATCGGAATAATCCTATATATTTAATTAGTGAAGGGAAAGAAGACCCCGCATTGGATAAAGTAAAAGGACTAAAAAGAATTAAATTAGATGATGGATTATTAGAAGAACCTATACAATATGATGAATTTAAAGATTGTTGTGTTGTTTTTGATGATACTGATGCATTAACCGGAAAACTAGGAAAATATATTTATAGTTTAAGGGATAAATTATTAAAGAATGCTCGTAAAAATAAAGTATCAGTAATAACAACCAACCATACTTGCACGGGTCAGGAATTAAAAGCAGTTTTAAATGAAAGTGACACTATAGTATTTTTTATGAAAAATTATAATAGAGCACTAAAATATTTATTAGAAAATTATGTAGGATTAAATAAAGAAGGTATTAAAAATTTAAAAAAAAATAAAAGTAGATGGACTTGTTTCATAAAATCTTATCCTAATGTAATTATACAGGAAAAGAATATAACAACTTTAGAGAAGATCCAAGAATTTTAATCTCTCTTATATTAATGAATAATTTTAAAGATAAATCATTAGAAGAAAGGATAAGAATAATAAATGTAATTTTAAGAAGATATCCAGATAGAGTGCCTATATATGTGTATCCAGATAAGAGCATAGAACATTTAAGACTAGATAAAGAAAAGTTTTTAGTTCATAATGATATTACAATAGGAGATTTTATATATATAATTAGAAAAAGAATTAAACTAGAACCTGAAAAAGCATTATTTTTAACATTTAATAATAATGTTGTAAGTAGTAATACTTTATTATATGATGTATATGAAAAGTATAAAGATAAAGATGATAAAATGTTATATTGTATATATACTTTAGAAAATACTTTTGGATAATAATAAAAAATAAATTTAATATTTATTTTTTAATATAATAATTATTCGTCATCAATACCATTAATAAGATAATCTAAATGATAAACATCAATGTTATTATTATTATCATAATATATATCACTATTATTATAATTATCTAATTCATCATCATTTAATTGGGATAACCAGTATTCTTTTAGGTTCATATTTTTTGTATGAATTGGAATAGATATATATTTATAGTGATCCTTACCACACTTATAATCAATATCACTGTCATTTAATATTTTCATAATATGCATAATAAATTTTGAATGTTTTCTATATTGAATTACAAATTCATTGTTAAGTCCTCTTGATAATGCGTGCATTTCAATACATAATTTACTTTTTTTAATTAAACTATTAATTGATTTCATAATTTTTGCTTGTCCGTTTTCCATTGTTTATTAATATACTTAGTAATTATTTCTTTAAGTCATTTTTAAATAAAAAATATCTAAAGAAATACTTAAAAAATGACTTAAAGAAATAATATCTAAGTATATTATATAATAAGATGAGTAAACCTGTTGAAGAAGTTAAACCAAATGATAAGAAAAAGATTAATATACAATATTGTAGTGATTCTGATTCTGATGATGAAGAAGTTAAACCAGTTGAAGAACAAAAAAAGAAAAAGATTATTATACAATATTGTAATGATTCTGATTCTGATTCTGATTCTGATTATGAAGAAGTTGAAGAACAAAAAAAGAAAAAGATTATTATACAATATTGTAATGATTCTGATTCTGATTCTGATTAATTAAGATAATAATAAAAAATAAATTTAATAATTTATTTTTTAATATAACTATTTATAGCAGTTGAAACAGAATGAGACATATTTTTCGCATCTTCTTTCATCTCTTGCATTACATCTCCATATTTGCTAGTATCATAAATATGTCTTAACATACTAGATCCAATTTTTTTATTGAATATCTTATTTAATATTCTTGTAATACAATTAACTTTATCAAATGCTGAACCATCATAATACATTAAAAAAGGTGTGCCTTGAAAATGTTTATTAAATTTTCTACCTTTGATAATAGGATGAAATTTCATATATATACATATTAGATTCATCATATTTTCACTTATAGGAATAGTTAAAGACCCTTCTTTTTTACTAGTTTTAAATTTATTAAATAAAAATTCTTTTTTAAATAAATCTAAATAATTAGTATCATTATTCATCTCATATCCTTTAATATTACTATTGATAATATCCATATTCATATAATCATTTCTTCTGGGTGGTTGATAAACATATAACCCTAATACAACAGCAGATAACAAAATATTATAATTATTTTCATTTAATAATTTATGATCTTTAAATGTATTAACTTTTTCTTCAAGTTCATTCATTTTAGATTTAACTTCATCAAATGATAACCAATTTTCATTTTGTGTTTCAGTCTTTTCGCCCTTCTCTTCTTCACCTTTTAATTCTTTATTTTTATCTACCATATATTTAAAATATTTATCATATAATTTATTAATAACTTTATTGTTATCTTTAGTAATACCAAGAGCAGAACAAATTGATATAAGATAATTTCTCATAGTATTTGGTTTATATTTTTCTAGTTTCTTTAGAATATCTTCAACATTTTTTAAGAATGATAAGTTTTTTAATGGATTATCATCATTTAATATTTCTAAATTTCGTATATACATTTTAATACTAGATTGAGATAATCCTTTTTCAGTCCATTTTGAAATTAATTCATTTTTGAATTTAGTGTCAAAATCCATTATATAATATTATTTAGATATTTAATTTTAAAGTTAAATTATTATATTATTAATTTATTAATTAATTAATAATAATATAAAATAGTAATAATATTTTCTAAATAATATTATATATAATAGAATTATGGGTGCTAAAGAAAGCAAAATAATAGGCAATGGTCTCTGGGGAAATGTTAGAGAAGGATTAACAAAAGAAGAAGATGATAGATATGATGAACTTTATAAAAAATTAAGAACGAGCAAAAGTGAAAAAAATATAAAAAAAATAGAGGAAGAACTAAAAATATTAGAAGATAAAATAGACTTATATAATAAAAATAAAATGAAAAAAGAACAAGATTTTAAAAAAGAATTAAATGATTTTATTGATGAATATTATCCAGGAGAAGAAGGAGAAAATATAAAGAAAGGTTATAGAGAAACATTAGAAGGATATCTTAAAAAAGTTCTCAAAAATAAAGATGAAGAAATTAAAAAATGGGGTTCAGTATATGGGGCAGTATATGAAAAAATGGTAAATCGTCAGACAAGAGATACACCAGATGAAAGATATTTAAGACTAATTGTAAAAGGTTATAAAGAATTAGATGATATTTCAAAAGAAAAAGTATTTGATAAAATGATAGAAGTAAGCAACGATTTTTTAGATAAATTACATAAAAAAATTGAAGCATATAGAAACAAAGTAGAATGGAGAAAAAAAGAAGAAAATATATATTATAGAGCATCCTTTGAATATGGGAATAAAATAACTAATTTACAAAATATTATAAAACAACAGAAAGAAGATTATCCTAAAACAAAAAAAGCACAATTAAAAGCAGATGAAAGAATTAAAGTAAATGAAGAAGAATTAAAAGAACTTATAATGAGAAGCAATAAAGCAAATGAAATTTTAGATATAGAAGAAACAATTGATAATATTATTTATGGTATTAAAAAATTTAATAATATTGATGATATTGAAATAGTATCTAATTTATTAGATAAAAAAGGAACATTATCAATGTTTGGAGATGAAAAACATAAAAATGATATAAAAGAATATATTAAAAGTCTATCTAAACCAAAGAAAACAACAAAAGAAGATATTTTAAAATTAATAAATGAAATAGAATCATCTATAATACCAAGAACAGATAATAAAGATATTAAGAAAGGAACAAAAATGTTAAAAAAAATAGAAAAGAAATTAAAACAACAACAACCAGAACAAGAACAAGAAATACCCGATCAATTAAGAAATT